ATAAGGTATTTCTATCTCAACGATTACAAGGGGCTCTTGCCCGAACTTCGCCTTTTGAATCTCATAACTCATAATAACACTATAAAGCTAACTCATCACTGACAGGCGATCTGATTTTTCCCGATAAATTCATCCTGTCACCAACTCCGCTTGGTGTTGCGGTCTGTAATTCAAACGTGGAGAATGCTATTGAATCAGGATAGTCTCTAAAATTCTGAATATACACGCAAGGAAATTTAGCAGCGTGACGCGCGAAAGTTTGCCATTCACCGCGAACGAATGCAGGTGTAAGGTTGTCTAATTGAAGATTCCCAGTCCTTTCAAGTCGCTTTATTGAGCGCCCTATAATCGAGCCATTTATTGCGATGGTGTTTGATACTTTTACACCGTTTAATAATGTCGGGTCTGTGGTTCCCATATAGTCGCCCTGTTCAGACACTAGCGGGACTCCGACGCCTAATTGGCGAATATCAAGCGCCCCAGTTCCCGCCGTGATTAGAAAGCGAATTTTGCGACCGGTCAATACAGTTACTTCGGTGAATTTATCAAAGCTCAATTTGCCCCCTGCTGGGTTCACCGTTACAAGGGTAGTAAATACCGCTGGGGACGATTCGTATTGAAGTACGATTGATTCTGTGCCTGTCCCGGTGAAGTCTGCGACATAGGCAGAGAAAGCCGAAATGTCAGAATCTGAAGTCATTACGAAATCAAGCGTTCCGGTGTTTGCTTCGAATAGGCTGAAGTCTCTCCAGTCGTAAGAGTTAGCGGGCTCTTTCCCGGTGATAGTTGTCCCGGTGAAAGTCGGGACTATTCCACGAATCACATTATCATATAAAAATTCTGGAAAAATCATTAGTTTGACCTCAGTGAAACCCCGTCATCCGTTGCGTCGTTTATTTGTCCGATCAAAGACCTTATACTTTCATTGCTTGCTTNNGNCTNGNCNTNCAAGAGTTATNTCNAAATTAGTTNNCTGCGCCGCTTCGCCCGCTGCCCCCGCTTCGCCTGTTGGAGCCGATGCCGCTGCTAAAGAAACACCGCCGCCAACCGAACCACCCCCGCCGCCTGCTGAAGCCCCGCCCATTGTGGTGGATTGTATCTTACTAACTCTAGCATAACCAGCAACTAAAGCCGCCCCCGCTGCCGCCGCCCCTAGTGTTGGGCCGACTATAGGTATTCCAGCCATTGCTGAAAAAGACTTTTGAGCTGCGGCTATTGTTTCAATCACAGCGTTTGCCTTTGCTGCTGCTTTGCCTGTCTCGAACATCTTTCTATTCTCTGACTCCATGAGAACAGACATAGAACTCATTATCCCCCCGGCTATTTGCATCCTTCCTTTAAATCCAGAAGTCCACATGGCCGTCATTCTGTTTTGATGGGCTTTTTCTGCCTTTTCTTGGTCTAGCAAAAACTTATTAAATACTTGTCCTTGCTCATTCATTAAGCCGAGCTTTGTAGAATTAGCATCATCTTCAAGGTCTGCCATTACAGAATTATGATCTCTTAGAATTTGCTCTTGCCTTTCGGTTAAAGCTATCTGACCTTCTATAATAAGCTCGTCTAAATCAGTGGGGTCTTCAGTGGCTTCACTTTTAACCAACTTGTCTGCGCTAGTAGTGTCTTCTTCTTCCCCTCGCTGCTTTCTCCTTAGGCTTGCAAGAGCATCCGTTAGAGTATTTATCTTTTCTCTAGTCTCGTCAATTTTAGCTTGATTATTGTCTCCCCAAAATTCATTCTCAAGGTCTAATTTTCCGTCTTTAGTGACGCCTATCAGCTCCTTTAATTCTTCTTTATATTTATTTATGCTTTCAGAAAGGAAATCTATATTTTTGTCAATCTTAGTTTTACCGGGGTTAGCAGCATTATCGAAAGCAACAAGGGCTTCCGCTGCCGCATTACTCCATTCTGCTATGGCTTTTAATGCTGGCGTCATCAACGTAAAAACAGCATTTCCAAGAGCTTTAGAAGACGATTCCAAGTCCCTGAGAACCTTATCCATCTCCTCGAATTTCTTGACATCGTCAGCACTAAATGCTTCGCCGCTCTCAGCGGCGGCGCTCATCATTCCACGAATAGCAGTTTCACCGGCTTGGAATGCAGGTATCAACCTAAATCCAGCGTCAGCCATTAATTCAGCGGTGACAAAATTACGAGCCCCTGCATTATTCATCTTTCCGATGGCGTCAGCGACCTTTAGAAATTGTTCTTCTACGGGTAGATTTATGAGCTCTGAAGACTTGAGCCCGATTTTCCCTAAAGAATCCTCATAGTTTTTATTCCCCGCCGAGGCGTCAGCAATTCTTTCATTTAGGTCTTTGATCGCATCGCCAACCGTATCAAGGTCAGCTCCAAACTTTCGACCGACCGCCGCTAACTGGCTAAACTTCTGGGTAGATACGTCTAGTCTTTTTGCCCAAAGGTCTGTCTCTCTGGCTGACTGTATTTGTTTAGCAGAAAATACGCCTAGAGCTGCGGCGAATGCTGCTGTGGCTATTTTAGCTTTGTCTAATGGTGATACAAGAGAGGCCGTAGACCTCTCCATCTTATCCATTGATTTGTCAAACTTTGAGGCTGTGCTTTGGGAGCTTGCAGCAATCCCGCCAAGTTGAGACTTTGCTTGCTTAAGACCCTTTTGAAGAGACGAAAAGTCTGCTTCAATCTTAATCATCAGCTCATCGTCAGCGGTCATTATGCATCTCCATCAGTTTGAATTTATCTAAAATTTCTGTCTTGCTTAGTTTGCTGTGAACCTCTCGCATTGGCTTTTTGCCCTTGTGCGTAGTTAGCAAAACATATTCCCTTAGCGTACAATTCCACGCCTCACTAGGGGCCATCTTTAGCTCTGTGATTAATTGCGCTACGAAAATATGCCAATCAATCACAAAGCGGCCCCCGTCACTTACTTTTTTTCGCTATCTTCCCCTTGAGATTGAGCGATAGCCTCTCTCTGTTCTTCGGATACGCAAGCATAAGTTAGCCATTTCATGGCGATAAGCATTGAGTTTGATATACCAAACCTTGATATTTTTTCGCCCAATATATCCCAAGATGGACACGATGAAGGGTCGTTTTTAGCTATAGACTCACCAAGTATGCCGGCCCATATAGCGGCACAAACTATTTTCATACTAGTTTTTTTCTCTGCCATATTAGAAAAAGCTTCGGTTATAGAAATACCGGCCTTTTCCTCAAACTGAATGCAAGCCTCAAAAGTAGGCCGGAGGGTATAAGTCTCCGAGCCTATTTGAGCCTCAAACGTACCTTTCCAAGCGTTTCCCATTATGCGAATACGGGAGCGCCTGAGTTCATAAATGATAGACTAAAACTCTGCCCGTCATTTCTCGCACCGCTTATTTCAAAACTGTCAATATGAAAGCCGCCGGTGATTGTTTTTCCGTTGCCATACTGTAAGCGGTAGTTTAAGATTACGTCATTCATAGCGGCATCTTCAACGATGACAAAGTTAGGATCGTCAGAAACAAATCCACTCATAGAGACGGTCAAGCTTCTGTCACCGGCTGCAAGTAATTCCTTCCAGCGGTTCGAATCTTTATCCGACACGTCCACTTGTTCATTGTTTAAGCTCATTGTGTGCTCTGAAGAAGCACCGATGACGCCATAAATTCCCGANCCCGGGGCAGATTCGACGAGCAGTAAAAGCGCGTCNCNTAAATACTTTGTAGCNATTTTTTATGCTCCTTAGTTATTTTCTAAAACAGAAATTCTTGCTTCAAGCTCTTGGATAGTAGCCACCAAAAGAGGTACAATTTTCGCTTGGTCAATCCCTTGATAATCTTCAACTTCTCTAGTTCCCATAACGGCAGGGGTTACGATTTCTTCGCCATCCATAACAGCGGGAGTCTCAATATACTCCTCTTCTTTCATCGCGTCCTTTGTGCCTTGTACGGCTTCGGGAATAACCTCTTGAACTTCGTGGGCAATAAAGCCATCGACTATTCTATCCGGTGAAGATATGAAGTTGAAGCGTGATGGCTTGAGGCTTAGTATTCTTTCAGTTGCACCGGTCAAAGGCTCTACGTTTTCTTTTAGCCTGTAGTCTGAGCTTGTATTGTAGCTTGTGGTTGATCCTGCGATTGATATTGAACCGTGAATGGAACTGTCCTGCTGGAATACGGCAACATCGCCATCGTCAGTAAGCCTATTGACAACTAAGCCAGAAGCGCTGTCTCTTGTAAATGCCCCTTGACCGTTAGGAAATAAAGCTACCCCCGCCGTTGAAGTTGCCGTGACAGTCTTCCCAACCAGCACATTTCCGGATGAGTCTACGCGGAGGCGTTCGGTGTTGTCTGTCAACATTCTTAAATTAGCGCTTTCTCTATTCAATAAGACTAAGTCATTTGTAGAATTTTGAAAGAAGATGTCTGCGCCATCACTCGCAGTCTCACCAGAAGTGCCATTAGTGAGTTTTATTATTGCGTCAGACGCGCCATCATGGACGTGAAGGTCTGCTGCTGGCGAACTTGTGCCGATTCCAACACTGCCGGTTGAGTCTATGCGGAGGCGTTCTGCGTTATTCGTCCCAAACCTCAAGTAATTATTCTCACGGTTCCAAAAGAACCCCGACCCTGACGCTTCAAGGCCCATCTCCACGCCACTATCGGAAGCGTCTGTTGTGTCTCCGTTTGTAAACTGCATCTGTGATGCAGTGGCAGCGGAAGACTTATGCATATGAAGACCTTCCTTGGGTGAACTTGTGCCGATTCCAACACTGCCGGTTGAGTCTATGCGGAGGCGTTCGGCTCCATTATTCCTAAGTATTATATTCTGAGCTTCAAAATTCTCCAAAGTCAGGTTGCCCCCTGATCCCATTGATACTTGCCCACCATCGGAGGCAGTATTTCCAACAGTGTTATTGGTTAATAATACCTTGGAGTCTGAAGCCCCGCCAGATACATGGAGCGGAGTTGCTGGCGAACTTGTGCCGATTCCGACATTGCCTTGAAATTCAGAAATTCCAGTAAAGACCGCTGCGTTATGCAAGAACGTCCTTAATGCAGAAACTAAAACATTCTTCGTGTTATTAGCGTCCGAATCGTCAGTGGTGACAAGCCGGTCATCATCTGCCGGGGTGATATTTGCGTATGAACTAAGTTTTGACATTATGGTTTTCCTTGAATATAATTGCCGGTTTCATCTAGCAGGACATCGCCCGCTTCGTCTTGTAAAAAGTCATCTGGATACGAGCCCTGCATTGGCTCTTCTGAACTTGTGAGCGTTGTTGAAAAACCTTGCCCGTCATTTCTCGCTCCTGTTTTTTCGATTGAATCAACGTGAAATTTTCCTATTACAAGCGTTCCCGCTGCATAGGTTAATTGGTAATTGACTATGGTGTCATTGTCAGCGTACCCGTCAAATTCTTCAAAATAGGTGTCATCTGAAATAAAGCCATTCATTGTAATAGTAGCGACCCTATCGCCTGCGGCTAAAAGCTCCTTCCATCTGTCACCGTCTTTGTCCGACACATCGACTTGCTCATTCGCCCAGCTTATCGTGTGCTCTGTTGAAGCGCCAATGGTAAAATAATTACCGGAATCTGCGGGTGATTCTACTTTAAGTAGTAACGCATTCCCAAGGTATTTAGTTGCCATTAGCTTGCTCCGTATAACAAAGTGTAGACCGCTGTTCCCCGATACATATCGCCGCTGGGCTCTAAGCTTGAATCGAAAGAAACCAAGAAGGCTCCGTAACAATTCCCGCTCGATATGGTGAGAGGTTGGCCGTCAATCGCATCTTCAATCAAGCTCACAATCTGCAAGCATTCCTTCGANCCTTTGGCCTTTGACCATACATCAAATTGGAGCGTGACTGAGAACCCTGTCTCGCCTTTCACCTCCCTTACTTCGCCCTCAATTTGGTAAAATATATGTGGGTATGCCGCTCCCTGTGGCAAGAAATTTCCTATTCTGGCAGTCGGAACAATCGACGTTAAAGGTGCATCGCTAGTGAGCCTAGACTGAATCGCACCAAGTATTTCTGTTAGGTCTATCATTTA